TCGCCGCTGGCGTGGAGTCTGGGTTCACCACGACCCTAGAGCAGATGCGCGCGAGCGTGGACGCGATGATCAGCGGCGTGGCCGGGGGCGCTCTGGGAGCACCTGGCGGCGCTGGAGCTGGCGGCTTCTTCGCCACGGTCACGGACGGCATCGTGAACCTCGTCCAGACCGGCGCGAAGGAAGTCGAGAAGCTCACCGCCGCCACGGCGAAGGCTGCGGCCAAGGCCCAGGAGCTGTTCGAGAAGGCGCGGGCGTTCCGCTTCCGCCAGGTCTCGAACCTGGCCGACGCATTCCTGTCCGTCGCGACCGGGGCCTCGTCCGCGAGCGATGCTCTCAAGGCGTTCTTCCGCCAGTTCGTCGCGGACCTGCTGCGGCTCCAGACGATGCGGGCGTTCAACTCCCTCTTCGGCGGTGCGTTCCAGTCTGCCTTCGCGGGCGTCAACTCCCTGGCGCAGGGCGGGCAGGTCCAGAACGTGAAGGGGTACGCATCGGGCGGCTCCATCGCGGCGACCGATACGGTCCCGGCGATGCTGACGCCTGGCGAGTTCGTCATGTCGAAGTCCGCCGTCGATGCGATCGGCGTGGGGAACCTTCAGTCCATGAATCAAGGCGGCGGCGGTGGAGGCGGGGGCCAGAACGTGAATGTCCAGTTCAGCGTCTCAGCTGTCGACGCGCGCAGCGTCACGGACCTGCTGGCGTCCGACGGGAAGAACCTGGCCCGCGTCATCGGCTACGCCTTCTCGCGGTCGCGTGACCTCCAGGCCATCGTGCGGGGCCAGGCTTAGTGGCGCAACTTCTCCCCAGGGGCGACACGTTCGAGCGCGGCACTCCTGCCCCGGACTTCGGAAGCGGCATGGCCGACTGGCTTGGCGCGCTGCCGATCACGACCACGTTCGTTCCCGCGCTGCTAGCTGACTTCGACAACGACGGCCAGCCGTTCGCCACAGAGGCAGGCGCAGGCGAGGGCGCGCCGACTGGGTTCAACTGGCGGCGCCTTGTGCCTGCCGAGTGCAAGGTCGAGATGCGCTGCTCTCTATCCATCGGCGCGAACCCGTTCAATATCAGGTCGGGCTTGTGGGTGCAGCGGTACGGCGTGCTCGCGCGCATCGTCGCGGGCACGTCATATGGGGACTTCACCGAGACGCAAGGGCGGACGAACCTGACATGCTACGGCGCGATGGGAACGGTGGACTTGACCCTGACGCTGCCCGGACAACTCCCCGGCGTGATCGCGTGGAAGCTGGTCAGATTCAAGGCTGGCGTTCAAACAGACCTGGCGACGCTCGGCCCCGTTGCGCTGTTCGACCCGACCTTCAACGTCGATTTCACGAAGATCAACGGCATCAGCCTGACAGTGGTCGACGTGGCTGGGTTCCCAGTTATCGACGCCCGGCTGTCACAGGTCATTGTGAACACGGGGCAGATCCTCGACTACCCGATCGCTCCGGTGTTCGTGGACACGTCAGCCGACAAGATCACGACGCAGGGCCGCGCTGGCTTCGTCATCGGGACCGACGTGGAGATCGAGCCTATCCCCGGAACAGGCACGGTTCGCGCCCGGCACAAGATGACCTCATGGCAGGTCACTGACTACACGGGCGTTGGCGCTGGCGGCCCCATCGGCGACGTGCTGGTCCGCGAGGAGTTCAAGCGCAGCCAGCCCAACGCGGGCGCCGACAAGACCGACGACGACGGGACGGTCGGCCCGAGCTGCCAATGGGCCTACACGCAAGACCTACACGCGAAGGCACCCACGAACGCGAATGAGATGACCGTGGGAGGACCCGGCAATGATGCGACGTTCCTGGCTGCGGCTGGCGACTCGCGGCGGCAGATGGCTGTCAGCAGGCGGACGCCCGACGACCCGCGCTCGCAGACGCCGCGCATCGACTTCCGCTGTTCCGCCTTCGGCGGCGCTGGATCGTTCGACCGGCGTGGCGCTGGGGTGATCGCGCACGGCTCTGGCTTCGATGCGTTCCCCGGCCTGCCTGGGTCGAACGCCTTCACTGGATACGTCGCCTATGCCTTCTTCAGCACGAACGCGGGCAACCGTTGGGACGTTTGGCTCGTGCGCTACCTGAACGGCGCGGACACCTTGCTCGCCATCCTAGAAGACGCGCTCCCCAGTGCGGCCTCGACGAACACGATCGGCCTGGAGTTGGAGATCGGCCCGCTGCCTGGAGCGCCGACGCTGGACGGGCCGGTGCGAATGCAGGTCCGCGCGGCCATCGCTGGCGTGTCGCCCGTCACCCTCGCGCTGGCGCCAGGATCACCGGCAGGCGTGACGGTCGACGCCTCCTACGTCATCGACAGCAGTAGCGACCGGATCACCTCCGGGCTCGAAGGGTTCGCGGGCATCTGCGACGACATCAACGCGAACGTGTTCGTCGAGGAGTACACGCAGGGCACGCTGCTGGACCCCGGCACGCCTTCAGCCGACGTACCGAACGTGGCGCTTGTAGCCGAGGGCGATGGCGCTACGGGCTCCCTGAACACGGTCTGCCGGGTCGTCGTCCCCCACGTTGTCGCGTCAGAGTTCGCCACGCGGACGCACGTCTTCGACTCGGGGCACACTCAGCGCCTCGTTCTCGACCCTGACGAGCGACGTGTGTGGCAGAACCTCGCGACCTTCCCGATGGACGAGACGGGCCGAGACGCCTTCGTCGCGTTCTGGGATGCGCACGACGGCGCCGTGATCCCCTTCAGTTTCACTGACGAGCGCGAGGGCGCGACGTACACGGTGCGGTTCGTGGAGGACTCGCTCGAAACGGGGCGCCTGTTCAAAGACGTGTTCGTTCTCCGGTTCTCGCTCGAAGAGGTGATGGTGTGACTGGTGACACTTGGGACCTGACCGTCGCGCAGAAGGCGATCATCGAAGCCGAGGACCAGGCGAGCGCGTTCGCGTGGCTACTAGAGTTGCCGATCCCCGACGAGGTGACGCCTCGCACCCTGCGGATCGCGAACAAGAAGCGCGCGGTCCAGTACGGCACGAACTCGAGCGGCGCCCCTCTGACGTGGGACCCGTTCCCGTTCACGATCGCGCCGCTCCGGGAAGACAGCGAGGGCACGCTAGAGGTCTACCGCGTGTCGCTGTCGAACGTCACGCGCGAGATGGTCTCGCTCGTCGAAGCCTTCGACGGGTTCGAGGACCAGCGCGCGACGCTGACCCTTGTGAACCTCGACCTGCTCGACGAGGCCCGCCCGTTCGTGGAACTGTCGGGCAAGGTGCTCTCGGTCACCACTGACGTGCAGGCCGTCACTCTGGAGCTGGGCGAACCCGACGTGTCCAGGCAGTCTTTCCCAGCGAACCGCTGCGCCTCGCGCTCGTGCGGGCACCCGTACAAGGGCGACCGCTGCGGGTACACGGGCGCGATCGTCGGCTGCGACAAGTCCCTGGATGGCCCGAACGGCTGCGGGGTCCACGACAACGCCGACCGCTGGGGCGGGTTCCGGGGCATTCAGGTCCCGTCGTGATCGAACTCCTGGAGCTGGTCGGGTCCCGCATGACCTGCCGCGAGGCCGTCGGCGAGGTCGCCCGCCTGCTAGGCTTGCCATCGATCCCCGAAACGGCCTGGGAGTCGCCGGACGGGTGGCTCCCCGTAGAGCGCCCTGTGTGCCCCTGTACGGTCGCCACACTCCAGATCGACGGACACCCGCACGTCGCGGCCCTCGTCGATCCAGCGGCGAACCTATGGGCGTCAGCGGGGCCGTTCGGCTTCGTCCTCCTGGAACTGGCAGACCTTGGGCACCCGAGCGCCTTCTACCGTCGAACAGACTGGCCCGACCGATGATCAGACTGAGCACCTGCCGGAACCCGCTGGACGCCGAGGCTGTCGAGGTCGAGCTGATCCCGTCCGAGGGGCTGCCGATCCTCGCGACGATCCTCCCTGACTGGGCGCTGGATCGCACGTCTGACGTGGTGGTCAGGGTCAACGGCGCCGAGTGCCCGCGCGCCGAGTGGTCCGAGGCCGTGCTGATCGAGGACGACCTCGTGGAGCTGGTCGAGCGGCCCGCGTTCGTCGGCACGCTGTTCGTCGCGGGCATCCAGGCCGGGGCGGCGCTGTTCGCGTCGCAGGTCATCATCGCGTCGCTCGTGAAGCTCGTTGCGCTGTTCGCCATCAACTTCATTGTGTCGTCGATCCTCGCGCCGAAGAAGCCGCGCGTCGCCCGTGGCGGCGACGACTCAGCCACATATGGGTTGGCGGGCATCGCGTCGGAGACGAACGCTGAGGGCGCCCCGATCCCCGTGATCTACGGGCAGATCCGCACGGGGGGCGTCGTCATCAATCGCAGCACGCGCGCGAGCCAGGGCGGAACCGAGGTCTACACGCTGCTGCTGCTGGGCGAGGGACCGATCGAAGCCATCGGCGACAAGGTGGCGGACGGCGGACCGTTCACTTCCGCGAGCGGAGACCTGCCGACGGGGCTCCAGATCGACGGGCAGCCCGCCGACGAGTTCCCCCAGGTCGAGGCTCACGTCCGCCTCGGCGACACGGACCAGGAAGCGATCCCAGGCTTCGCCGCTGCCGAGCGCATCGACGAGGGGCCGGGGGACCTGCTCCCGACGAACACCACCCCGGACCCGCCCGGCGCAGAGCTGACGCCGCAGACGGGTGGCTTCGATCCGGGCGACCCAGGGGACGCAGCCGAGCTGCTGAAGTGGGACACCGAGGGCTCATACACGATGGTCACCGCCGCCGACGAGTTCGGGATCATCCTGGAGTTTCGCGAGGGGCTCTGGAAGCTGAACGGCGGGAGCATCGGCGTGAACACCGCGGAGTTTCAGATCCGCTATAGCGAGGTCGACGAGTTCGATGCGCCGTTCGGCCCGTGGGTCGTGCTCCCTGTCGAGCCGACTGTCAGCGCCGCGACAACCTCGCTGTACCAGGCCGAGTTTCGCTACCCGTTCATCGACCCGGCGACGTACACGCTGGGCAACCTCGGCGGCTTCGCGACGTTCAACGGCTCGACAGGCTTCGGGACCATCGCGAGCCCGACGGGAATCCTTGACCAGCCGAGTTCGACCGCCGCCTTCTCGATCGCCGCGTGGCTGCGGTTCGACCTGACGGACACGACGTACTTCCCGCAGTCCACGACCGTCGGCGTTACCGTGACGGGAACGCGCATGTACGTCGCGGAGCAGGTCAACGTCGGCGACAATTCTGGGTGGCGGCTGTCGTTCTTGTACCAGTCGGAGCTAAAGCTCGGCGATGGACCGCTTCCCAACTTTATCGCTGACCAGTGGACATGGCGGTTCGAGGTGGGGGATGGGGCCGGATACCAGGTGTTCGAGTGGGTCGAAAACTTCGGCGTGAACCTGCTCGGGTTCACGCCTTCGCCGCTCGCGACTACCGCTCTGGCCGACTGGGTTCACGTCGTGTTCACGTTCGACGCGGCTGCGCTTTCGGGCTCGAACGCGCGCGCGCGCTTCTTCTTCAACGGCGCCGAGGACTTCAGCAAGACGGCCAGCGTGGACGCGCTGCTCGCCGTCACCGAAGATATCGAGATTGGACGGAGCGCGACGACGCCGACCTTCTCCGGCGATATGGACCAGTTCAAGATCTGGAACCGCGCGCTTCTGTCGGGCGACGTGTCGGGGCAGTACGCGGGCGGGCTCGGCGTGAACGGCGGCGGGAACGAAGTAGACCTCGCCGTCGCGATCCAGTTCGACGCGATCGGCGTGACAACCCAGCCTGACTCGTCGGTCAACGGGAACGACTGCGAGCTAAACCCGTCGGGCGTCGGCGTCCTCGCGGGCGGGAAGATCCAGACGGCGGGCGGCGGCCAGCTCAAGAAGGGCAGGTATCGCGTGCAGATCATCCGGCTCGACCAAGACGATACCGGGAACGAGGCGAAGTCGCGCGCGACGTTCGCGCTGTTCCGCAGCGTCGAGTACGAGGAGTTCAAGTACCCGGGGCGCGCGCTCCTGGCTGTGAAAGTGCGGTACGAGAACACCGCCCCGAGGCAAGCCGCATTCACTATCCCCGTGAAGGGAGTCCGCTGCCCTGTGTGGGACAGGGTGAGCGCCGAGGCGCCGAGCGCGACGAAGGTTTGGACCCGGAACCCGGCGTGGGTCGCGCTCGACATCCTGACGAACCAGACCTACGGGATGGGGCGCCGCTATGCGCTCGACTCGATCCGCATGGAGCGGCTGCAGCAGATCGCGACCTATGCCGACGAGCTGGTGTACGACGGCGGGAAGACCTTCGGCGGGTCCGGCGGCGTGTTCTTCGACGAGGTGGCAACGAACACCATCTCGATCGTCGTCGACAACGTGGCGACGGGCGTGCCTGACGGGTGGGACGTCGGCGCGCCGATCATCATCGCCAACGCGACCGCGACGGACTGGAACACGCCCAGCACGTTCGGCGCGACGATTACCCAGATCACCTACTTTGCAGGCGTCGAGCAGCTCGTGATTACGGCGACGTGGCCGCCGCCGCTGTCGGGGCCGACCGTCGGCGCGTTCTTCGAGGACGCGACCGCCGAGGTGTATCGAGGCGAGCCCCGGTTCGAGTACGACGGCACGTTCGATAGGGCTGGCGCTGACGTGTGGAGCGCCGTGCTGCAGGTGCTCGGCGTCGCGTACTCGGCTCCGATCCGCGAGGGGTCGCGGCTCACGTTCTTCATCGACAAGCCCTCGGCTGCCGTGGGGGTCGTGTCCCAGTCGAACACGATCGCCGACTCGCTAGAGGTCACATGGGTTTCGCAGGCGGACCGTCCGAACGTGGCCGAGGCCGACATCCTCGACCGCGCATCCAACTGGCGCAGGCGCCCCGTTCGGCGGGAGCACCCCGCGACGACGACGGGCGACGACCCGACGTTCGTGCCGCGAACGTACAGCCTCGAAGGCGTGACCCGCCGCAGCCATGCGATCCGGCACCTGGACCGCGACCTCGAAGCCCTGTACCTGCTGCGCCGCCGCGCGACGTGGAAGCAGTCGCTTGACTCGATGCCGTTCCGCCCTGGCGCGGTCGTGCGCGTGGCGAACGACATCCTCGGGTGGGCGCCGTCCGGCAAGTTCCGCGCGGGCTGCACCGAGGACGAGCTGATTCTCGATCGCCCGATCACTGTCCCCGCTGGCGACTTCGCCCTGTACTGGGTCAAGGGTGTCGACGGGTCCGTAACGCTGATCGAGGACGCCGACCCGTCCGGCGACTACGCCGCAGGTGACACGATCGACCTCGCCGTCGCGCTCGCGCAACCGCCCCAGGAGGGCGACCGCTGGGCGCACGTCTCCACGGTCCCGACGCGGCTGTTCAGGGTCGTATCCGCCGAGCTGAACACCGAGACCTTCGAGCGAGAGTTCGAGGCGATCGAATACAACCCGCTGGTGTACGACTTGAAGTTCGACGAGCTGGCAGGTCAGCCGACGACGCTGCCCGTGCCTGGCGCCCACGAGCTGCAACAGTTCGCTGCGCTTACCCCTCGCGCACCCGTCTCGCTCCAGGTCGCGCCGGTCGAGTACGAGGCCGCCGACGGGTCGAGGCAGATCGGAATGCGCGCGTCCTGGCTGGTGAACCCCGACGAGTCGCGCGACGTGGCGAGCTTCGAGGTGTGGCTCCAGGACGCCGCCACGCTGTCCGCCGCGCCAATCATGGTCGGGCGGGCTGGTGGCGCGGAGCGTGCCCTCCTGGTGAACACCGACGCGCTTGAAGGCGGGCTGGTCTACCGCGTGCGGGTGCGGGCGATCGGGACGGATGGCGCAGCGGCGCAGGTCGCGCAGCAGCCGTTCCGCCCGTTCACGATGCCGGTGCGCTCCGCTGCACGCAGGTCCACTGGGTCTGGCTTCCCCGGCACGCCGCGCGACGGTGATCGCCACTTCGACACGGGCGACGCGCTCTGGTACTCGTGGGACGAAACGCGCGACTGCTGGCTTGGCGATGGCATCGTCACGCTGATCTACGGGAAGGCGTCGAATTGGACGAGCTTCGCATTCATCAGCGGGTCGGCCAGCAGCGCCACCTACGGGTTCACGCTGCCGTTCGCGGCGCGCTTGGTCGGCATGTCTGTCACGGTCAAGACCACCGAGACCGCAACAGTGCGGGCCTTCCAGGCATCGACACAGATCGGGTCTGTATCCCTCAGCGGGGAGACCCAGGCCAGCGCGGACGACCTGAACGGCGTCGTCCCAGCCGACGTAACCCTCGCCGTGAACACTTCAGCCACCATATCCTCGGCGTCAAACGTCGTGCTGCTCCTGCGGCGCGAGGGAAACGCATAGCCCATACGATCCATGTCCGACCTCAAGAAACTCGCAGGCGACTCGGCTACCAGCGCAGAGCTGTGGCTGCTCCCGATCCCCCTGGTCTTGATATCCGAGGGCGGAATCAGCGACGTGCAGAGCGTGGCTGTCGCGCTCTGCTACGCCGCCTTCGTTGCCGGGCGCGTCACGGTCAAGCGTGACGGCTTGCGTGCGCTGGGCGCGCGCGTGGGGAGCGTGGCGCCGCTCATGCTCGCGGGGCTCGTGCTCGCGCTGCTCCCGTCGTGCGCTGCGCTGTCTGCGTTCTTTGACCAGCCCGTCGGGGGCGGGGGGTCCGCCACCATCGTGAACGACCAGGGCTATGCGACGACGATCGACACTGACGCGCAGCTCGAGGGCTCGCAGACCGTGGACATCGAGGGCCTCGGGACCGTCACGATCGACCCCGGCCACTCGGCCCCCCCCGCGACGCTGGGGGACCAGACCGCGAACGCCACAGGTCAAACCGTGGCGTGGCTGACGGGCGCCCCTGTCGCAGGGCTCCTCGTGACGAAACTGCTCGGCGGGCTGATCGGGTCACGCCGCAAGAAGCCGAAGGCTCAGATCATCCACCTCGCGCCGCAGGGCTGAACGAAAGCGAGCCGCCCCCATGACAGGGACGGCTCGCGCCACCATCACAGCCGGACCGGGCCGTGTACTTCAGACGCCATTATCCTTCAGGGTCGGGGTTTCTTGAAGTGGCGCGTCGAGGTGCTCGAGCCGCGAGAGTTCTAAGCGCATGAGCCGCAGCCAGCGGAACCACGCTGTTCCCACAGGCTTTGAGTCTGTCCAGCCGAGAGGGAGCCCTTGAAGCCACTCGAAGACTACAGGCGTAGGGACCGGGACGAGGGACTGTAAAAGCCTCGAGCTTGGCCATTTCAACATCGACGGCGCCCACTGGTTCGCCGTCCGTGTAGGTGCTGGCAACCAGGAACATGCGCGCCCGCTGGATCGGAGCGCCCACGTCTGCCGCGCGTACCTGACGACAGTTTGAAGCGAACCCCAGGCGGGTGAGGCTTTCCATGACGGATCGCCAGGGCGCCCCAGTGACATTTTCAAGCACCACCACGGCAGGCCGGACCTCCGCGATAACACGCGCGACGTGGGGCCACAGGTCCGCAGCGGTACGCCTCCCTCTGCTGGCCTTGGAGAACTTCTGGCAGGGGAACCCCGCAGAGAGAAGATCCACGACTCCACGCCAGGGGCGCCCGTCGAATGTCCGCACGTCATCCCACAATGGCGCGTCGTGGATAGCGCCGTCGCGCATCCTCCACCGCAATACACGCTGCGCGAAGGGATCGCTCTCGACCCAGCAGACGGTTCTGAAGGCGGGGCCGACGGCGAGGCCGATTCCGAGCTCAAGTCCGCCGACTCCGGCACATAAAGCCAGGCCATTCACGCCCCCTCGGGGTCGGTCGTTTCCGCGCCGTCGAACAGTGCGTCCTTCGGCTTGGGGGCGGGAGGATCTTCGCCAGCGAACGCCGCCGCGAGAGCCTTGTCTTCGGTGCTCTGGGCCTCAAAAATCTCGCCCGTGCTCGGGTCGAAGTCCTCGGCAGGCGGGTCGCCCCAAGGCTGGCTGGGCTCGGGCCTGTCTGCGCGCGCGGCCTTGCCTGACTCGCGGACCTGATCGATCGTGCGTCCGCGCGCAGGGGCCGCCTGGGGGCGCTCCTGCCAGGTGTCGATCTCGTCGCGCTCCATGATCCCGGAGAAGCCGAAGGCCGTCCTGAACGCCTGGACCATCGCGCGGTGCCGCAGCATCCGGCGCGGCATGTCCTTCCACGGCTGCGAGTTCCGTTTGCACTCGTCGTAA